ATGACGTTTACAATATTAATACTCATATCGGCTATTAAGCGTCACTTGTCTATCATCGGCAAGCGGCTCTATAACAAGGACGGGAAGAATATGTTCTCGGACATCACCCTCTCCAGTGCCGAGGACACGCAAATACTCACGCAGTACATCAACGCTTCCGCGCAGGATATTGAATCGGTGTTGAAGCAGTTTATCACGGCTTCTGCATACGGTAACACTATCGACATCACGATTCAGAATACCCGTGGCGATGCCGACTTTGAGCCCCGCACGCAGGCAATGGCTGAAAGCTATATCACCCTCAACTCGGTTGGCGAATACCTATCTATGACGCATCCCGAACTTGCACAGAAGTACCAGCGCGACGCACAGCAGCGGTTGCAGTCCCTTGTGCTCTACGTCTACTCAAAGAAGTCGCCTATAACATCGACAGACTTCACCGACCCAACAGGAACAGTAAGTAACAACTAAAAAAAGACAGATAATTATGGCAACTCTCACATTAACACTCAACGGTGGCGACATCAAGAAAGCCGTGAAAGCCGACACCTATATCACGGGACAGATAGACAAGTCTGCCGATATGGTAAAGAATGCCGCCCTTGCCTACAATGAGCAGGCAGGCGACGACTCCTATCATGAAGTGAAGCTTTACCGCACCATGAAAGGGGCTGTAGGTAAGTTTGAGGCGAACATGGCTGAATACGTAGACCCAGGTTCGGGAAATATCGCAGTGTCCGACACACTGACCTCTGCCACCTCTGATAACGACTTTAATATTGTTATCCCTGTAGGCTCCCGCTTCTACGCAGCCTTTGCCAACACCCTCTCAACACTCGCACAGGAGTATATCATCAATATGATGCTCTATTCATGGTGGCAGAGTATCAAGACAGCCCTTGCCAAGGACTACTATCAGTTTGCGCAGGAGTCACTGGAAATGGTTCGAAAGACACTCTCAAAGACCCCTCCGGAAACTTCGTTGGCAAACTATACCGACGTGACAGGAGAGGTGACCGACGGATCTCAGAATGAGGGCACAGAACAGGAAGGAGGCGAGTAATGAATCAGACAATACAACTCACGCTCGCCAAGTCTCTGATTATCGAATCGGTAAAGAACGAGACTTTTCTTCGGGGGCAGGTGGAGAAAGCCGCCAACGACAAGGCTATCACCCAAGCCTATCATGAGCAGGCAGGCAATGAGCAGTACCAGGAACGCTTGCTGAATCGTGGCTTGCAGACCAACTTTGCCGAGTTGAAGACTTATCTCAGCGACTATCTTTCCTCTTCGGGACAATCTTCGGGTGACAACATATATTCTGAGGAATCGGGCGATAACATCATCCTTCACCTCACAGTGTCCGATCGCTTCAACAAGGAATATACAGACCCTTTGGCAAAGCTATGCTCAAAGTACATCGAGGAAGCAATACTCATGGATTGGTGGAAACCCATCAACGAGAAGCAGAGCGCACTCTATGCGCAATTCGTGGAACGTGACCTAAAAGCTATCAAACGATGTTTCAACAAGACCGCTCCCATAGCCCCTTCCGTGCCTTACACCACCTACCTACGCACCACCGGCTCCGCTATCGAATTAGAGATAGGCGAAGAGTATACCGTGACCTACGAAATATCGGATGGCGCTATCGACGATATTGAGTGCCGAGTGGAGGACAGAGCCCTTATAGACACAGGACGCTCAGAGGAAGGCTTCACAGTTATTGGAAAACTTCGTGGCCATACTTACATCGAGCTATACTCCCGTCACAATCCCGAACTGACGAGGACAGTACATGTGTATATCACCGACCACACATAATATAATAAGGTATATGGATATAAGACACCAAGAAAAAGGCTACCATCCCTTGCGCTTTGACCGCCCAGAGCCGGATGACAACTGGCCGTACCACAATCGTCCGAATAGTGGGAATGACAGACAGTACGGCATCAAGTCGCCCAAGTTTGAGCGACACCTTTTCATTCGCCGTGACCAGATATTCTTCGACATTGATGCGCAGCTTGGAATGATAGCCGATGCACGTAAGAATGCCGATGGCACTACCGACGATACCATCACCAATGCCACCACGAAATATCAGCAGATGTTTTTCCGATGGATAGACTCTCATATCGGAGAGGCTAAGACCACCATGTCAGCCTTTGTCCTGGAGAAGTTCCGTGAGACAGCCATGAACTCCATCAAGGATAAAGACGAGGTGGATATCACGCTTCTCATGCCAGAATGGTACGACGATACCACCTATCAGCAACTCTGCGACAAGGTGCATGAGTATGTGGTCTCTTCTACCTTGTGCGACTTCTGCAAGATGCGCTTTACATCGAAAGACCCTGTAACACTCGACATGGAGAAGCAGAAGATAGAGACGCAGTTTGAAATCAAGAAGCTGGCAAACATGGCAAAACCAAATCGCATCAGTAAACCCTATAAACCTTTTTAAGCATTATGGGAGAATTTAAAACATACATTATAATGGTTGTGGGAGCATTGTTCACGCTCCTAAGCCCGATACAGAATTTCATGTACGCAATGGTCTTACTCTTCGGAGTTAACTTTATGTTCGGTTTGATAGCCGCCATTGTAAACAAGGAAAGCTGGAGTACGAAGAAGGCACTATGGTTCTTTGCCTATTGTGCCATATTCTTTGTTACCGCCGCATCGTTCTTTATCATCGGTCACTTCATGAATGAGGAATCGCAGGCTATCGCAGTCGTTAAAATCCTGTGCTATGTAGCTATCTATATTTTCGGAACGAATATCTGCCGCAACTGGCTCAATATCCTAACTCCCGGTACGGCGTGGTATAAGTTCGTTGACCTCATCTACTATGTCCTTTCGGTGAAGTTCATTGAGAAGTTCGACGTGGTGAAGAAGTGGCAGGAAGAGCGGAACAACACCGAGAAAGAGGGAAAGACGGTACTTGACAAGGATAATTTCTGAGAGTATGAGGAAGATGAGAACAAGCCTGCAGGGATTGCAGCTGATAAAGGACTTTGAGGGACTGAGGCTTAAGGCATATCTCTGTCCTGCGGGTGTTCCTACCATAGGCTGGGGGCATACGATGGGAGTGAAGATAGATGAGACGATAACTGAGGCGCAAGCATGCGACTACCTTGTAGAGGACATTGCTCCCATAGAGGTGTTGCTTAACAGTCAGCATATTAATTTCCGCCAGGAGCAGTTTGATGCATTGGTATCGTGGATATTCAACCTTGGTGTCAATGCTTTCGGAGGCTCTACAATGCTAAAGTATATCCGTGACAACCGTTCGGACGAGGAGATAACCGACCAGATGGTAAGATGGGTCAATGCCGGGAAGAAGCCGCTGGTGGGACTTAAGAGAAGGCGCATAGCCGAAGCCAACATGTTTGTAGGCTATGATCTCTACTATCTCGACAAGAACAATAATATCAAGAAGAAATGAGAGACGCAGGAGTACCATCGCGACGTGATAAGGCAAAGGCAGCGAATGCCTTGGCAAAAACCGTTCAAGACCGCATGAACCAATGGGCTGACGACAACTTCCAGAACTTCGAAGAGACGATGGAGCTGATAAAAGAAGGTGCTCCCGTGAAGTGGGTACAGCTCTACATGGAGGCTGTCAAGCTGGGTATCGTCAAGGAATCTAACATCAACATAAACATCAACCGCCAGCAGGACAGGGAGAATCTGCAGGCACTTGTAAGGACACGTATATCACTACCCGAAAGCGGACAATACACACCTTACGAAGAAATCAAGTCCAAAGAAATAGTCATGAGGGAAAAAGAATAAAAATCCCCCGGCCTTCCAATAAACGCTTCACTTTTTATAGGTACAGATGTAGCCATCTGCGACAGCCGGGGGATTATATACCCTGCGCCGCAGATGGCTATTTATATAGTAGTACCTAAAGTGAAGCAGGTGCAAAGTTAGTAATAATATTAAAAAGTTGCACCATGAAGGTGATAGAATTAGTAAAAATTAGCAGTGAAGCGT